CATCAGGCCCTGTTCTTTCCTACAGGAGGTAGGCACCTTAGTCAATGGGCACACCAGGATTTCGCAGTGTTTGAGACGCCCCCCCAGCTAGCGGGACTACCAAAGACTGGGGACTCAATGGTAGTTTCTTAGTTTACATGGATAAGATAGTTTTACAAATCTGGGTAAGCATAGACATTCAAGAAATTGGCATTAATGGTGCCACTACCAGACGTTGAAGGCATAGTAATTGTGGCGGCTAATTCCCTTTGACTTTTCCTAATACAGAACGCATATACAAAAGTTGTGGCACTACCAGTAGTAGAACCACCTATTACAGTTTGTCCAGGTTGGAAATCTTCAATAGTACAATTCACTACAGTGGGGCTGGCAATAATTGTAAAATTGTTTAAGACTTGAGTAGCTCCCTGATAAATTAAATAGAAATTGAAGACTCCACGATAAGTGGAAGGAATGGTAATGCTATTCGAACCCAATACTAATTGCAAATTACCACTAACCTGAGACATAGATGTGAAAGGCGTGGACAACGTCGCAGTGGAAGTTGTTCTACCACTCCAAGCATACACGTCTAGGGTGGAATTGCTCTTAATAATAGGCTTCTTCAATTCAACTTCGTAAGTAATCCAAAGATCACCCAATGCAATATCATTAATTTGTTGTCCCTGAACAGCTACGTGTGTAACTCCTAAATCATAAAGTAAAGGAGAATCAGTAGCTGGGAGAATTGCTCCATCAGATCTAACATATTGGATGTTGAAAGGGTTTTCTTTAGGATTGCACTCAATAGGATGACAAAAGGATTCAGATGGACGAGCCTCTGAAGACCAATATTCATTCAATAGTTCAACTTTATCTACAGGTGCAGAATCAGTTGAGCGATAGGATGTCTGAAGCATAACAGATCCAAGCGCAGAATTGGTAGAGGCAACGGCATTACCACTAGTAGGAACATAGTGATACACCATACCTTTAATTCTATATTCTTGGAAATTGTTAGCCAAAGTGTGGAGCCATGGGAATGTCGTCTCTCTGCCTGGGTTAATAACCAACGATCTGCGTATAGCAAAGTTGGTAGAGGACAATATGGTCATTACAAATTCACGGTGTCTAACTGTGATCGTTTGATCATTAGAATGCATCATAGGAATTGATCCAGATGCCTTCATTGAGTTGACAAGTGAATTTGAACTTACCGAATAATCCCCGGCACCCAGCCAGCGAGATATGGTAGCACCAAGACTATTACCCACAGCAGCGCCAGTAACAGGGTTACCAAAATAACCGCCGACGGCGCCACCGGCCGACGTGCCAAGAGCACGAAGAGCCGTTCCGAGCAACCCGATTTGTTTTTGCTGTTTTGAACGTTTATTTTTCTTCTTTGATTTAACAACGATAGTAACGTTCTTTTTCTTAGCCATGTTTGTTCTAAGCTGTGTTTACAGATCGCAAGCAAGTAGCAATTCAATGTCTGGCCAGTCCAACATAGTTGTGAACTCTCTTACGTCATTGAATGCTGCTTCGAGCGATGACTCCATGTCACTTACAGTAACGCCGTATCTATCATAAAAGAATTGCTCAGTAGCATCATCAGCCTCGTGAGCTTCCCGCACAATACTCTTGTACTTATATGAATAGTCTTGGTATGATTCCTTCTTAACAGTTCGCAACTGTTTAAGACAGAATTTTACGTAGACTCTTAAAATGGGAACAAATTTACATTCTTTTATAGCCCCAAGTAACATACCTTTAACTTGCCCTTTATTAAGCTTAGTTAAGGAGAAACCCATTTTAGGTAATCTACGACCAATTTTCGGCCCAAGTACGAATCCATCAGATACGGGCCAGAATAGGGAAGAACAAAATTCACAATCATACCACTGAGTGGTTATTTTGAGTTTGACTTCAAAACCAAGGCCCAACATCATGGTTTTAATATCCCTTTCCAGCTCTCTCCTCTTTTTCGGACTAAACTGTTGTTCAATAACAACAAGATTGTCATCACCTTGAACAAGCATTTTATTATTTCCGAGACCAAGGGTGTCTAAGACAAATTTTGTTACCACTCCATTAATAATGGAATTACCACAAGAAGTATTAGGATCACCAGATTTACGGGTGTAAGGTACTTTGTACTTCACACCATGAGCAGTAAAACCAATGGTACGAGATTGTTTCTTGAAAACAAAATCGGCATCAGGGTAATCCTTCAGTCCCGCAGCATAATAAAAATCTCCTTCGCACTCATGACTATCACATCCTTGATGTGCATCATAACGCGAATGATCAATTTCTATTATAGTGACACATTTGGAACCAAATTGCAATCTCCATTTACCTAAGTCTTCTGCATTCAATCCACTAGTGAAACATAGATCTTCATCTACGTTCCAAGCAGATTTAAGCATGATGGCAAAGGCGGCCATAAATGGACCCAAACACACATTAGCACGATGAGAGACCCCCTGTATACAACGGGGGTCAAACTCCTCATACTCACCACCTTTCATTGTCAATTCACGTTTGACGAATGTACTTCGATAGCAATCTTTTACCTCCAAAGGAATCAATTGTAAAGATTCCAACGCACGAACATGGTCATTGCGTCGTTTAGGAGGGAAGTTACTATTCCACTCATCAAATGTTAATGGGACAACTACTTCCAGTTTACCAATATATTTCTTAGAAAACGAGCGGACTAAAGTCCACAAACCGCTGTCAGCTACAGGAACTGACATGGCGGCTCTATTCACAACTGAGATATATTCATTAACTATTGAACTTCGAGGCACCACAGGTATGTACTGACTAAAAGTTGGAGCAATAGCATAAAACTCACCCTTATCGAACGAGATTTCCAGCTCACCAACAGTTACTTCAGCATTTTCCCTTAGCTCAGAGAGAGGTCTATCAACCTCGACACTGGGCAGGCCCTCAGGCCAAGCACTTCGAGCATCACCCACCCCAGGAGTTGAATTACGATTAACATCGTAATCAGCGACCGTATCTTGCAGGTCCTCATATTCAGAACCCACATAACGGTAAACTCCATAGGCGGTCGATAGTAACATAAAACTGGTACCCAGTATAGTGTTACGATTAATTTGCCACGAAAACTTCTTGACTGAAACACCGCTAGTAAATACTTTACTAACGGTGTATAACATGCCAAGTCCAATTCCCGACAAAGCACCATAACGAGCTAATTTACTATCCCAAACGCCTTCCAACTGCAGGGTCTTCTTCAACGCTGAATAAC